CAAAAGATTAAAAATCCTAATATAGAAGGCGTAGAATATCAACAAGGTGAACAGTTAGGATTTTGGAATGTAAGAGAATATGTTCTTTGGAGAGATAATCATACTTGTCAAATTTGTAAAGGTAAGAGCAAAGACAACAGGTTAAATGTTCATCATATAGAAAGTAGGCAAACAGGTGGAAATGCACCTAATAACCTCATAACTTTGTGTGAGACCTGCCACAACAAATATCACAAAGGAGAACTGAATGTTAAATTAAAAAGAGGGCAAAGTTTTAAAGATACTGCATTTATGGGTATTATGAGATGGACGTTCTATAACAAATTAAAAAATATCTATCCAAATGTAGAATTAACTTATGGATATATAACAAAAAATACCAGAATTACTCATAAGTTACCCAAATCACATAGAATAGATGCCCTGTGTATTAGCGGTAATCCAAAAGCAAAACAATTAGATTATTGGTATTATATCAAACAAGTAAGAAAACATAATAGACAAATACACAAAGCTAAAATATTAAAAGGCGGCATAAGAAAATTAAATCAAGCTCCTTATTTAGTAAAAGGTTTTAGGTTATTTGACAAAGTAAAATACAAAGGACAAGAATGTTTTATATTTAGTCGAAGAAGTAGTGGATATTTTGATTTACGAAAACTTGACGGAACTGTGATTCACAGGTCAGCAAGTTACAAAGATTTACAACTATTGAGTAAAAGAAAAACATTGTTATGGGAAAGGAGGGAAGGCGTTTCCTCCCCAACTTAAAGAAGTTGGGGTCTCCACGCCTTAATTTAAATGAATATAATGTTAGCACCTGTGGCAGACGGTGTAGCTTAAAGCGATAGTCTGCCAGCCCAAGATGCTATATGCACTGTCTTGGGAGGGGTGATGGCACATCCTAATCTCTGGGGAACTACGGATACCAGAAATGGACTTCCGACTACCACCAGAGAATCCCCTGACTTTAGTCATGGGGAGTGTCAAAGATTTGTGTCTATGATGTTTAACTATCGATAGACCAAAATCGTATAAGATGTTCGAGGAACAAAATAATGGGCGAGGGGGTTTATTTTATGGACAACGAATTAATAGAACTGAAGTTGTGTAATAAAGAAAACGACTTTATTTATAACTTCGGTGAGATTAACGGGCATACAATCATACCTAACAAAATACTGTATTCATACTTCCTTTCAGATAGGGCGAAAATATTATACGCAGCAATTTGCGGTTTTGCTTATGGTAGTAAAAGGGATTGTTTTCCAACTCAAGTAACCCTTATGGATTATTTAGACTGGACAAAAGCAACCCTTGAAAAGTATTTAAACGAATTAAGGAATGTCGGGTTGATAGAGACAGTCAGTAACGGGAGAAATAAACCACTTGTATATAAGATAAGAGAGCTTCAGGCTATAAAGCTTCTTTATCATTCAGAGTTACTACATGCAATAAGAGTAGAGCTTGGCTTGGATGTAGAAGAGTGGACAAAGAGAAGAAAAGCTTATATGGAATCAGAGTTGTTCCATGAAGTTAATTCTTCTGAAAACCCCTTTAGTTTGAAGGATAAAGTTTATCAGTGGTTTTTTAATTATGGGATAGATGGTACGGATAGTACGTGTGATTGTGAAGAACAATCTATTAATGTTCCTATAGGGTTTAATAGGAGACTCCCACCTGTACCACCTAAGTATGATAGTCTGGTGAATGAGGAAGCAAAGAATAAGCGCAAAAAATCCGTAAGCTATAATTCTAAAGCATTAAGTGATTGGAATGCTTCTGATTTTTGCGATTATTTTGGAGATCAGTATTTTGCTCATAGAGGTATCCCGTATTACAAAAATGCAGAGAACGATGTTATTTTTATGAAAAATGTATTAAGGCAGAGGGAGAGTAAAGAGCTTGTTAAAACATTAATAGATTTATTTATGGAACATCCTGAGATTGTTGAACCTCAGAATGTCCAGAATTTTTCGTCTGCAAGAACTCAGCAACTGTTAGACACTCTCCTTCGTACTGGTAGTATCCCCTCATTTTATGTCCAAAGTAAAAAGCAAGAACCTGTTCCTCAGACATCGGAGGACGACTTCTGGAAAAGAGACTAAGGGGGAGTGTTATGAAGCTACTATATCCTGAATGCAAGGATTGTGTAGCCAAACCCTTTTGTGGAAAGTTATCGGGGGCTGTGACCCCCGATCCCACAAGGGATTGGTGTGCAGAAAACAAAAGATTATACAGAGCATTGGAAATGTCTTTATTACCACAGGAATACCTTTATGCAAATATCTATAACTATAAGATAGATGACTATAACAAGGACGCATATGAGAAATTGAAACCGATTGTTGAGAATGTTGTGGAGGCCGTTGATAAAGGCATAAACATTCTTATAACAGGTACTGAATGTGGAACAGGAAAGACTTATAATGCTGCAGTTATATTTAATCATTATATTTATAAGACATGCTTAACTCGGTTTGATTATGAACGTCCTGTGGCTATATTTGTAGAATACGCTCAATTGATGAATGACTTAAGAAACTTTGATGATAATGAAGAAGCCCAGGAATTGTTTGAAACCATCAAATCTGTTCCCTTGCTATTAATAGATGATATCGGGGCAGGTATCCTCTCAAGATTTACTAGAGAGCAAACTTATTTGCTTCTCAATTATAGATTTAATAATATGTTATCTACGATAGTTACTTCTAATTTTTCGCCTGTGGTTTTGAAGTCAGAGGAATACTTGGGGGCCAGGAATGTGTCAAGACTTTCGAGGAACTCACTGTGGATAGAATTAAACGGCAAAGATAGAAGGGGGTCGAGATATCGTGATTGAAGAACTGCAGTTGATAAATCATTGGCTGATATCTAAAGACCCCGCCTATCTTTATAAGCTTGGCATTGATAAATCATATTTTTTTGTACTAGGGGATGTAGTACAGTTTATTGAAGACTTTATAAAACAGCATAACCAACTACCTTCGCAAGAATTAATTGCTACGGAGTTTGAAGATTTTAAGAAGCTTGAGAACCTTGACGCTGTTGATTATCTTGTAAATGTTCTCAGGGAACAAAAAGCTTACACAGAGTACAGACCTATATTGACAGCAAATGCCCAGTTGGTCAGTGAAGGCAAGACTATCGAAGCGATGTGGAAGATGAGGTCTGATATTGATAAACTTTTAAAGACCTACACCCACAAAATGACTCGTTATGATTGGGTCAAGAACGCTTTGGATAGATATAAGCAGTATATGGAAAAGCATGGTAAGGAAGGAATACCTGGATTACCAACAGGTCATTCAATGCTGGATAGCCTCACTGGTGGCTGGCGTGATGATGATCTTATTCTTTTATCAGGTAGGACAAATGAAGGTAAATCATTGGTAGGGGCTTATTTTGCTTTTCAAGTATGGAAGTATGTACAGCAAGCAAAGGTAAATGCACCAATAATCTATATAACAACAGAAATGCCTGAGCTTGAAATATCATACAGATTGGATACTCTAAAGCAGCACTTTTCAAATACTGCTCTTAATCAAGGTAAGCTACAAGACCCTGAGCTTTACAGAGAGTATCTTGAAGAGCTGTCTAAAAAGGACACTAGTTTTCTGATATTGAGTCAAGAAGCAAATAATGGCAAGGTTTTCACACCTAATGATATAAGAGCTATTGTCGAATCAGAAAAGCCTGCTTTTATGGTTATTGACCAGTTGTATGATATCAGCGATGGAACTGGTGAACGGGATATCCGTAAAAGGATAGTTAATGCTACTTCGGCCATTCGAGAGATAAATCTTTATACCAGGACCCCTACAATGCTTATTGCACAGGCTGGACGTGAAGCGGCCAAGAACGCTAAAAAAGACCCGACAGTTACTCCTGAGCTTTACGAAATACAAGAATCAGATAACCCTGCTCAGAAAGCCACCAGGGTTATAACCCTTCGGCTTATAGATGGGGATTTATTTAAGCTGTCTCTGAAGAAGAACAGGGGAGGCAGAAAAGATGTCGATGTATTCTTCCGTGTCAAGATTGATACAGGTATTTGGGAAGAGGATACGATAGATACTTCAACTTTTTGAAGGTGACAAATTGGGGATATGTTGGGTAAAGTTTGGTGTCCTGCAGATACCAATGAAGGTGGCTTTTTTTATGCGCGAAATAAAGTAAAATACACTCCTATTAAATAACAGAGAGAAATACCTGCTCTCTGTTTTTTCTCTGTTGTTTGACAACAATATTGCCATGTGTTATAATTATGACAAAATTTAAACAAACTTTTTTTTGGTAAAAAGTTTTGTTATAACTGAACGAAGTTAGATCAGTAGTTAGATTAATTATTTGAACTTATGGTTGACACGAACTCGATGTATGTGTATAATAAAATTAACTACTAATCGAGGTGGTAATGAACGTGGCAACAAAGTCGTTAGAAACTCTTTTCTTAGATATAGACGAAATCTTAGAGGATTTGGAAATCGAATGGCGAAACAATTCGCAATTCAGTTATAACCCTACTGCGTTTCAGAAGGTGAAGTCTTCTGGAGACAATTTTATGTTTTGCTGCCCTTTTCATGTTGAAAATAATCCCTCCTGTGGTATATTAAAAGAATATCCTTACACATTTAACTGTTTTGGGTGTGGCCATAGTGGTACATTACCTCAATTGGTAGCTCATGTACTTGAGTTACCTACAGAAGTACATGCAGAAATGTACATTTTGAAAAATTACGCTTCCATTTCTGTAAAAGAACGACCACATTTAGATATTGACTTGATATTGGATGGTGGGAGGCATAAGGATAAGATAGTTTCTCACCTTGAGTCAGAATTGAAACAGTTTGTAGGCAAACGTCATCCATATTTTTATAGTAGGGGGTTTACAGAAAGAACGCTGTGTAAATATGAAATAGGGTATGATGAGAAAAAACAAGCGATGGTCATACCTGTTAGAGCGAGTAATGGTAATTTACGGTTTTTTAAGTATAGATTCGTTGATAGAAAAGGATTCTTGAATGAAAAAAACCTTTACAAAAAAGATATTGTGTATGGTCTATACTATTTGCTGCAAGCACATGGCAACGTATCGTCTTTATTTTTGACGGAATCAGAGACCGATACAATGTCTTGTTATCAAAGTAAATTACCAGCAGGTGCTATCTTAGGACGTATTCTATTTAACGAACAGATTAGGGAACTATTAAAAGCAGGCGTGAAAGAAGTGAACCTTTTTTACGATAATGATATCTATGGTTTACGATGCGCCTATCAATCTTATAATTCACTTATTAAGTACCCAATCAGGGTAAATATGGTTAAGTATCCTGGTGCTATGTTTGGAGTAAATACATGGAACCAGGAAGAAATAAGTTGCAAAGATGCAAATGATTTATTGCAAAGGGGGTTAATCGGTCAAATTGAAGTAGTTCCTTTTGAAAGCTTTCACATCGACTGGTCAAAAATTATGAAGGAGGAGTGAACTGTATGGCAGAAGTGTCCTTAGAAAGAAACTTTGAAGAGCTACTCGCTTTAGGTGAAATTGAACTGTTTCTTGCAAAGATACGTGGTTATATAGAAAGCAAAGTCAGAGGCAAGACTTTTGCAGGAATGGAAACCGATGACGTTGTGCAAGAAGTTTTACTTAAAGTTTACACAGCTATTGAGCACTATGACGCTTCAAAAGGTAAAGCTTCTACTTACTTTACTCATATTATCAATAATCAAATCAAAGACATTTATAGACATGCTGGTTCAGCTTCAAACTTGATGATTGTTAATGCAGTATTGCTTGCGGATAATTATGATGAGGATGAAAATGAGAATAATGATATAGTGACTAAACAGGTTGTTTTGGGAGAAGTTGATAGTCAATATGCTGTAGTGGAGACTGTTTGTGATATAATAGAAAACTTTAGCCTTACTGAACGTGAAAAAGAGATATTTAGGTTGAGGGCGGCAGGGTATTCTCACAAAGAAATAGCAGATATATTATGTTGTTCTAAGGCTAATATATCAATAATCTGGAAAAATATATTAAGAAAGTTGGAAAACTTTGCGACTATTTAACTTAGTAATAAATGGTTTCGTATAATCATCTTGTGAAAAAAATTCATAAGGGGGTTGTTTTATGGAAAATTCAAAGGCAATTATAAAAATGCAGTATATTGATGAATTTAACAATGAAACCACCATAGTAAGGTGTTTTCCTGGTTGGATAACAATAGCAGATCAAATTGATGTTTTTCTTGAATATCTCAAAGGTGCGGGGTATTCAATTGAACTTATTCAAAAAATAGATGAATTGTTAGATATGTCAACTACCCCACCTATAGAGGGTGGAGCTTGTGATTAACAAGCTCAGTTGATCAGCTTCAGCCAGGGGGTATTTAAATCTAAGAACCGTAGAGTGTTTAGAATTCTGTAAGGTGGAGAGGTTCAATAAAATGGATAACCTTGTCAAGTCTATTATTCTTTTGAAAAACTAATAGTTGTATTTAACTATTTTCTTATTTAATTCGTATATTATTGATGAGGCGATACACGCCAAATCGAAAATTCGAAAATCGAAAGGGAGAATGATATTTATGATGAAAGGTCTTCAAGCAATCAAAGAAAATTTCGAAAAGAGTATTGAGTATGTAAAGCTGAAGAGTGGAGAATCTATCAGGATTAGAATTGCTGTACCAGCAGATGAAATCATCGGCGTATATGAACACACAGAACAGATTGGTGGCCAGTGGAAAACATTGACTTGTCTTGGTAAGAATATTTGTCCTTTATGCCAGGCTGGAAAGAGGGCTGCTTTTAAGGCTTATATTCCTGTAATAGATATTGGTACCGACAAGGTAAAGATTTTCAAGGCTTCAAAAGAGACAATCAGAACGATACTGGGACTGGTAGAAGAGTATGGCGACCTTACAAAGCATGATTTCAAAGTTGTTAGACAGGGAGACGGGTTGGATACCACTTATCAGTTCTTTATTCAGGCAAAGCCTGCTGATATTGATTTGTCTCAATATGAAATTCCTAATATTGAAGAAAAGGTTACACCGATGACAAGAGAAGAAATTCTTGCTCTTCTTGAAGGTGGGGCTTCTGCTGCTGAATCTATTGCTAAGGGTGAAAAGCCTGTTGATGATAGTGATGACGATTATCCATTCTAAAGCTACATTTGATTAGAATAAAAACCTCGAATAAGATTTCGAGGTTTTTATTTTTACAAAATCTTAGCCGAAAGCCCATGACTTTAGTCACTGGGATGAAGGCTTAAATCTTAGCCAAAAGCTAAGCGACAAGTACAAGTCGTAAAAACAAAGCGTCTGTGGTAGATGGTGATAGTCTACCAGCCCTAGGGTCTATACGACCTGCCTAGGGAGGGGTGATGGCACACCCTTAACTTGGGCGTTGTCCAAACCAGAAATGGATGAGGGCGTTAACGACCCAAGAATCCCCTGACTTCAGTCATGGGGAGTGTCAAAATTTAACCATTTAATAACATCTAACGTATATTTCCATCAGGGGTGATAACTATGTCAGTTTTGCAAGAGGTTGATAAACTTTTAGCAGATAGAGATGAAAAAACAACGAAGAAAAAAATACGAGCAAAGACAGCAGATAAAGCATCGAAACCAAGGAAGCTTACTAAAAAGGAACAACAAATTCTTGAATTGGCTAATAATACTGTTTTACCAGAACACTATGAAACAGTATGGACAATTGAACAGTTAAATAAGCTGTGCGAGTGGATAGCACAACAAGAAGAGCTGGCAGTTGATACAGAAACACTAGGTAAAAATCCTTTTATTCACGATATCGTAGGTATATCAATGTATGCGCCTGATAAGGGATATTATATACCGCTAAAACACATTGATGATATCAAAAATGAGTCTACTCAATTTGCACCGCCACCTATTACGGTTGAAAATCCAGTTGTTGGTGTTGATTATGTAGATTGTCTACCTAAAGAAGTGGTGTCGAAGGCATTAAAACCTTTACTGGAAGATAAGAAACGTAAATTTATCTGGCACAATTATAAGTTTGACTACCATGTATTACACAATTGGATGGGTATTGATGTAGACTGCTATTTTGATACTATGATAGCTCAAGCTTTGCTTGATGAGAACCAGTCAAAAGCGTTAAAGGATTTGGCACCTAAATATTTAAAGATACCTGCTGACAGGTTCTCAGTGTTGTTCGGAAAAGTAACTTTTGACAAAGTACCTATAAAGCTCAATCCACATACCAGGACAGGTAATTTAGCAGCTTATTACGCTATAAAAGACACTGAACTAACTTATAAGCTATACCAGTTCCAGATGAAGTTTCTTAATAGAGAAACGCTTTCGGAAATACGTTCTTTACTGTTTGATGTTGAGATACCATTTGTAAAAATTGTTGCTGAAGCTGAACAGCATGGTGTTAGATTAGATAAAGATTACCTTGAAAACGTAGTTGCTAAACAGCTTCATGCAGAGCTTGAGGAATTAAGGCAGAAAATATGGTCTTACACAGGAAAGATAAACATAAATTCACCTATTCAGAAGGCAGAGGCCCTGTATGTTAAACTAAAACTTCCTCAAGTTAATAAAGATAAACCAAAGAGTACAGATAAAAAAACTCTTAAGAAACTTAAAAAACATCATCCTGTTATTCCGTTGTTGCTTGAATACAGTGAGAAAGCTAAGCTAACAACTGCTTTTGCTGATAAGCTACCAAAAATGATTATTAATGGTAGGATTCATACTTCTTTTAATACAGTCGGCACAAAGACTGGTCGTATGAGTTCTAAAGACCCTAATTTACAGCAAATCCCCGCAAGGGTGGGTGGCCTAATTCGTAATGCGTTCATAGCAGACGAAGGTAGATTATTGGCAAGCATAGATTTTAGTCAGCAGGAATTGCGTGTATTAACTCATGTAAGTAAAGACCCTGTGCTGATGGACATTTATAAGAGCGGCAAAGATGTCCACAGTATGACTGCGGTGGGGATGTGGAATAGGTCTTTTGAGGATAAAGTAACTTACGAGGACTTTGAATATCGCAGAAATATGTATTCATTGTTCCAGGATAAGGACGGTAACTTTGTAGATAGCTTATTTACAGATGAAGAACATCTTAATAAATGGTTTAATGAAGGTCTGATAAGAACAAAAGACCCAGAACAGCTTCGTAAAGATGCTGAATTAGGAGTGCAGTATGAGAAATTCAGAAAGTCTGCTAAGACAGTAAACTTTGGTATCATTTATGGAATGTCAGAAAAAGGTCTTGCAGATACACTTGAGATTTCCGAAGAGGAAGCCAAGGTTTATATCACAGGTTACTTTGATGCTTATCCTGGTGTTAAAAGGTGGATGGCTGAACATACGCAGCTTATTTTACATCAAGGTTACTCAAAAACAATGTTGGGTCGTAAAAGAAGAGTTCATGAAGAAGTGTTCTCAGGCAAGAAGTGGATGATAGGTAGAGGTTTAAGAATGGCTATAAATTCCATTATTCAGGGTTCGAGTGCAGATATGGTTAAGTTAGCTTCTATCAAACTACAGCCACTTTTGAAAGAGTTAGATGTAAAAATTGTACTTTGGGTGCATGATGAAATAATCTTTGACGTTCCTGAAATTATCGGAATCGAAAATTTAAGACGAATTGCTGATGTTATGTGTAATGCTTTACCTCTTGATTGCGGTCTTAAGTCTGACATCGAAGTTGGAGAGAAGTGGGGACAGAAGATGGGTGAAGAAGAACTGGAAGCCTTGTGTCAAATGAGGACAGAGATTGAAGAACTCGAAGGTAACACAGACGAAACAGAACAAGAAGAACTGGAGGAATGTGAATGAACTATTGTTTTAACGGGTATATTGGCAATTGCTAAATTGTTAGATTTTATCTAACATCACCAAGAATACTCCCACCTCTTTAGGTGGGAGATGAATTGGTGGTTGACAAATTATAGATATAATATTATAATAAAATAAGAAAGTATGTAAAAGACAAATGTATTCCAAATCTGATACAATCGGTGATGGATAATGGTGTATTGAACACACCATTGAGAATAAGGGTTGCATAACCAAACTTCTCAAGAATCTCCACCTTCTAAGCGAAGCGTAAGGTGGAGAAGTTCAAATTGAAAATTAAAATATAAATATAATATCGGAGGTTGATATATTGCTTGAAATAAACAAAATATATAATATGGATTGTTTAGAAGGTATGAAGTTAATTGATGATAGGTCGATAGATATGATATTGTGTGATTTACCATATGGAACTACTTCGTGCAAGTGGGATACAATTATTCCTTTTGAACCATTATGGGAACAATATGAGAGGATTATTAAAGATAATGGTGCTATTGTTTTATTTGGAAGCGAACCATTTAGTAGTTATTTAAGATTAAGTAATATTAAATTATATAAATACGATTGGAAATGGATTAAATCTAAAGTGGGAAATTTTTTAAATTGTAAAAATAGTCCATTAAAAAAATATGAAGATATATTAGTTTTCAGTAAAGGAAATATTGCTAATGGAAGTAAAAATATGATGAAATACTATCCTCAAGGAATAATAGAAATAAATAAAAAATGTTCTAATAAAGGTAAATCAAGAAAAGGTACGACAATAGAAGAAAGACCTTCACGACAAAATGATTATATTCAAAGGTATACAAACTATCCTAATAATATTTTGAAATTTAATTCAGAAGATGGACTACACCCTACTCAAAAGCCTGTTGCATTATTTGAATATCTGATAAAAACATATACCAACGAGGGTGAAACAGTTTTAGATAACTGTATGGGTAGTGGAACTACAGCAATTGCTTGTATCAACACAAACCGCAACTTCATAGGCTTTGAAATAAACAAGCACTACTGCGACATAGCGAATGAACGCATAAGAAAAGCCCTTGCTGGAAATTTTAAAAAAACGTTAAAATGATTGAACCTACTGACAAAATAGGAAGAATAACTTTGTACAACGCTGATTGTATGGAAGTGATGAAGACTTTTAAAGATAAGCAGTTTTCGTTAGCTATAGTAGATCCGCCGTATGGGATAAATATGGCTATGGGACACAAGGGCAGCGAAAAACGTGGCGATAAAAACAAATATAAATCATTTGCTGGGAATGATAATGCAATACCAAACGAGGAGTATTTCGCTGAACTTGTTAGGGTATCTAAAAATCAAATTGTGTGGGGTGCGAATTATATGATTGAACACCTTGAGCCAACGCCTTGCTTCGTTGTGTGGGATAAGGTGCAACCTGAAGCGTTTAGTATGGCAATGTGTGAAATAGCTTGGACTTCATTTAAAAGCCCTGCAAAGATATTTAAGAAGCGAATAGTTGGGGCAGATGATGTAAGAATACACCCAACGCAAAAGCCTGTCGAACTTTACGAGTGG